ATAATTTAAAGGCATTATGTAATATTTTCGGATGGGATGATAAATTACTAAACTCAGACGACGGAGCTAAGTACGACAACATGAAAGTGGCTGAAAAGAGGGTAGTTACAGGAAAAATAGTTCCTGATATTGTATTATTCCAAGAAGCTATAAACAAACATTTTTTACCTTTATTCAAAGGCTATGAAAATAAATGTATAGAATTCAAGGTCAAAGAACTTCCTGAAATGCAACAAGACTATAAAACGATGACGGAATGGATTACTAGTCTTATAGACAAAGCTTTAATAACAAGACGAAAAGGACTTGCTATTCTAGGAATGCCGAGTGATGATTCTAATATATTGTTAGATGAATTAACAACGGTTGACGATATAATGACGTTAGAAGATGCAATATTACCACAAGATAATAACATAACAGTATAAAATGGCTTTTAAATTTGAAATTCAAAACGGTGCAATAAAAGTCACCGACACAACAGACGGAGGTGTATTAATATTCCAGCCTGCTAGGGATACATGGTACATAGAAGAAAACTTAGATAGAGACTTAGTAAAGCTCTATGGAACAACGGGGACAAATGAAGATAATATAAAAAGATATAGCCGTTTAGATAATGACTTTCAGGGATTTACACTATCTGAATGTGTTAACTCTGTAGATGTTGTTTTCACTAAAGATACGTTTCGGGCATTTTGCGCCGAAAATCTGGCTTTTAGCAACGGGGGGTCGTCCTCGACAACAACGATAAAAAATAGACTTATAATTAATCAAGATAATGTAAGTTCTATTTTAGGGGGTACAATAGACAGTACTAAGCAGTATTTTATAGATGGGTCAGTAGATATGACAGGGGTTACTGTAACAGTACCTAGTTCTGGGATATTTATTTCTGGATTAAACCTAGATTTATCTGAATTGGTTTGTAGTGATAATTCATATACAATGTTTAATGGTGGAAGTGCTGGTAGCGTTTTTATTAAAGATTTATCAATAGAAGTTAGCGGAACAGCATCACAAGTATTTGATTTAACAGATGCAACGGGTTTTAATGCAACGGAATTTGTAAGGGTTAATTTTAATAATTGTACTGCAATAGGTGAGTTAAACGGTTATAGACAAGGTTTAGAAAATAATACAGGTAGATTTGGAGGAACACCCGAAATGACTTTTAGTGGCACTTGGCTGGGTGGTTACTTTATAGAAACGTCTATTGTAAGAAGTTTAATCGATGGTGGTTACACCCTGTATAAAGCAGGTACAGGGTTTACTATGAATAGTAGGTTTAGAACTAATCAAAACATAGATTTACCAGCTTCGGCTTCTTTCTTTAATTTCTCACCTAGTAATTTCGTAAATCCTTCTACAGTTCAAATTACAGGTGCGTTAATTTCAAGGGATGGTACTTTTGATAGTACGGATTCAAATTTAACACCTAACATATCTCAAGCTGATTTGGAGTCGGCGTGGTCTAATAATATAGGTATGCCAAACACTTTTGAGGGTGGAAAGTTAACTGTTACAAGTGAAAATTTAACAGTTATTCCATCTGTTTCTACTTGGGTTACCCTCAACGCAACATGGGCTTCATCAAGTTTAGAGCATTTTGACAGTCCTTCAAATGGTCAATTAAGACATTTAGGTAATTCACCAAGAGAATACAAATGTACTATTAACTTTGTAATTCAATCACAATCAAACAATGATTTAGGTATCAGGCTGAGAAAATATGATGATTCAGAAGGAACTTTTATTGATTTTACGGAAATAAGAAGGCAAGTTAATAATTTAGTTGGTGGGCGAGATGTTGCTATATTTAATTTTAGTTTTAACGTTTCGTTAGATCAAAACGACTATGTTTACTTCCAAGTAAGAAATAATAGTGGAAATCAGAATGTAAATTTAGAATTAAATAGTGATTGGTTATTAGAAGAAAGATAATATGAAAGCATCGGAAATAATATTAGCATCAGAGTATAAAAAAACCTTAGCTAAATTAAAGGAAAAAGAATCTGTTATAAATGGTATTAAAAATTCAATACCAAAGAGTGTGAATATAATAAATTACATGAAGGTCGTAAAATCTATAAGAAAAGAGCTGTCTAAAAATAATTAACCTCTAAATAATGACAGATAAACAATACAGAAAACGATGGCTAAGAAGGCATTCTAAATATGAGAAACAAGGGTATAAGATATTCATGTCAGAACTAAGAAAGCAAGCCAATAAAATACCGTTTGAATTTTTAACAGTCGCTAATTATCAAACTCAAATAGAAAATACCATAACCCTAGAAGGTTTTATAGAAGCTTATTTCAAGTTCTACAGCGAGATAGGGAAAAAAGAAGGTTCTTTTGTTGGTGAGAATCTAAACAAAGAAATAGAGCGATTATCAAAAGAGTTTTCTTTGGACTTGTTTTTATCGGAATGGGATAAAAGGTTGTTATCATGGTTGTTTGAGAATAGTTCTTTGCGTATCGTATCGGTTCGTAAGACGTTTATAAAATACATACAGGAGTTTCTAGCCTTTGGATTGAACGACGGTAAAACCATTCAGGAAATGGCAAGGGAATTACAAAAATTGATTAATAGTAGAAATTTTTATAGATCAGACGCTTTAAGAATAGTAAGAACAGAGACAACTTCGGCTGCTAATTACGCAGCAACTCAGGCAGCTTCTTTGAGTGGGGTTCTAACAGAAAAGGTTTGGATTTCAGCAGTAGACAGCAGAACTCGTAGGATACCACAAAATGAATACAGTCATATTGCTATGAATGGCGTAAGAGTAGGTAGGAATGAAAAGTTTGAAGTACCTATGCGTGGAGGTCGTTTTGAGAAATTAGAATATCCGGGAGACCCAAAGGGAAGCGCAGGGAATACTATCAATTGTCGTTGTGCTTCGGCTATCGTACCAAAAAGAGATAGAAACGGGAGGTTAATATTTAGTGCATAAAAAACGGAGCGTCTAATTAAAAACGCCCCGTACAATTAACCCAATTAAAAATCTAATATGAAAAAAAATTCCCTCACTCAAATATACAAATTATATGTATTAAAAACACAAGTATAAATAAATAATATAGTAATTTAATTTACTATAAATATTTTTTATATATTTGTGTATATCATAAAATATTATTATGGACGGATTGTTTGAGGTGAAATCTATTAGCGCAGAGGTTAAGGATATAGATTTCAAAAAAAGGATTGTAACGGGTTATTTATCAAATTTCGGAAACAAGGACCACGATAACGATATAATCGAAAAAGGAGCGTTTAAAAAGTCTATAACGGAGCGTAAAGATCAAATCTACTTTTTGAATCAACATAACTGGTCGCAACCTCACGGAAAGTTCAATGTATTGATAGAAGATTCTAAAGGACTGTATTTTGAATCAGAGCCTTTAATTGATACCACTTTTTCTAGCGATGTATTAAAAATGTACGAAGCCGGCATCATGAAAGAGCACTCAATTGGGTTTTCTACTGTGAAAAGTGATTACGATAAAAAAAGAGGGGTAAGAACGATAAAAGAAGTAAAACTATACGAGGGGAGTAATGTAACAATGGGAGCGAACCCCGAGACTCCTTTTATGGGAATGAAAAACTTAACACTAAAAGAAGCAAACGACCAAGTTTCTAAAATTGTTAAAATGTTAAGAAACGGGACTTTAACCGATGAAACATTTTCTTTATTAGAAATTGCATTGAAACAACTACAGAAAGACACGTATAAACTAGGATTAAAAGAAGCATCACTCAACGAGCCGTTAAACGATAGCACTCAAATCGAGCCGAATTATTCTGATATGGTTAGTTTAATATCAAATTTTAAATATTAAGAAATGAACGACGAATTAAAAAATGCGTTGGAATCTTTGAAAGCAGAAATCAAAGGTAAAACCAACGAAGAGGTAAAAAGTGCTATCGACTCTTTTGAAGAAAAGTATAAAGAGAATGTAGCCAATGAAGTAAAATCTGTAAAAGATGAATTAGACAAGGAAATCAAAGCCTTGCAAGACCAAGCAGATAAATTACAGATTAAA